TGAGCAATCGCGTTCTTGCGCTCGGTGGTAACCTTTTGCATGTACTGCTCTCGCTCGGCTTTCTCCTTCTCCTCTTGCTCAGCCTTTATTTTTGCTTCACGCTCTTGCTCACGCGCTTCTAGCTCTTGGATCTTAAGGTCTCGTGGGTCCATCGATTCACGCTCGAGGTGCTCCATAAGCTCCTGCTCGGAAATGGATCTAAGGTCTAACTTTGAAAGCCTCGGGTGCTTCTTAAGAGTCCCGCGAGGGTCTTTTTCCATCTTCTCGTAAAAATCTTCCAGCTCTTTTTGTTGCTTTTGCAGCTCTCTTCGCGAGTATGCTATCTCTTCAAGCCGCTTATCAGCCGCCAGGCCCTTCTGAATGTAAGCTTTAAGTGCCGCTTCATCGAGTTCAAGCTCTTTCTCTAGCCCGTCGACTTTGACTTGATATTTCTTTTTCTCGGAAGGAACCGCAGCCGCTGGCTTTGCTTGCGCTTGTACTTGCTGCTTCTTTCGAGTTGCAGGATCGTTGCTAAAGGGCGAATCTGGCGCTCCCTTTGCTTCCGCTGCGTCGTTTGATAATGTCGTTACGTTTTCTTCTGATTCTGTGCCTTCGGTTGCTTCTTGGCCTTCTTCGTTCATGACTCTCCTAGTTTTTAATGATTATGTGCTGTGAAGTTGGTATTTATTGCTGAGGTAGCATTGTCGCTACAGTTGGTTATCGTTTGTCCTGTCGTATAGATAGATGTCCAGCCCGAGCCATATGCAGTGTACCACTCTTTATTGCATTTACTGCAATACGGCCTGTCGCACGTAGTGCAAAATAAAAGGGTATGGTTGCAGTGGCTATGATTATGATGGTGATTAATATACATGTGGCCCTTTCATTACTGTAAAGGAATCGGTGACTCTGGTAAATTTGGTTGATTGATTTCCTGAGCTTTTTGCTCAACCGGTTTTGCAGCGTCTAGCATCTCAGGCGCACCTGAAGGGCCTCCCATTGGCATAGGCGGCGGCATCTGCATAACAGGTTGTTTCAAAATCGTAAGAAGCATAGGGTCCACGGTCTTGAGGAAGTTAATGTGCTCTTGAACGTGAGCGGTCGCCGCGTTCATTAGATCTGGATTATGTCTAGCGTCGAGGCCGTCCATAAGTCCTGAGTGACCGATAATATGCTCAACGTGAGGATCCGTAGCAATTGCAATGGCTCCCTTTCCATTCGCCAAATCTTCATTCTCCTGGCGAATCTGAAGATTGATACGCTGTGCGCCTTCAATAACAGCGTCAAGGCGCCCAGTTGTCAACACCTGTGTATATTCCTGTGGACTCTTTGCCCAGCCGTTTTGAATATACTTCTCGGCAAGATCGACGCGTCCTGCAAGCGTTTGAGCCATGGCATTACCGACATCTATTTCCACCCTGTTAATCTTGTCTAAATCGTCGCCCGTGAATTCCTTCATGTAGGGCCTGTTAGCGATACCTGAGATCATCGCAATTCTTGGAACCTTGGCAAAGTCTCGAAGGATCATGATTGTGTCGGTAGCGATGTCTCCAAGCGTTCGAATGTAAGATTTCTGCAAGCTGTTAGCGTACTGAATCGCCATATTCTGGATCAACGCCATGGCTGAGCCTGACATCGTTTTGCCCAGCGAGGACATGTCACCCCTGGACACGGCGTTGATTCCAGAAACCAGTTGTATATCTTGGACAAGCGATCCACGGTGATTGAAGAGAGGAGCTGGAACTTCAGCAAGGTTTAATCCTGCAGGAGGCGCGCCGCCTTCAACAGGTGTGTACTCAATGAGGTTGAGGCCACCACTTAAGCTCTCTGCGCTGACATTTGCGCCGCGTGTTGAAATGATGTTCTGGCAGCCGTAGGTCGCAAGGTTCGTCATAATGACAGAATCGGTGATATTTAAAGCTTCTTGGATAATCACAAGATCGTAAGCCAGCGTGTAGCCGAAGTTCGAGGCTAAATGCTTGCTTGTAGTGATTGCTCGCAAAGGTATGTGTCTGTAGGGAAGTGCGCCGTTACCCAAAAGAATATCTTTGTTTACAAACTTGATCTCTTTGCCGTTGGGAACAGAAGGGCATTTCTTGTGAAAGAGCGTAAACACGGGGACATCATCGTTAGAGGCTTCCATGTGCTTAGCTGCGTAGAAGCGGTACTTGTTGTTCTCAAAGTTATCGTTGCTGATGTCAAGCAGCTGAGCGCGGTATTCAGGGAACTGCTCCATAAGATCCCACTTGTTGACGAAATCAATCAGGATGTACCAATTATTCTCGGATGGTTTACGTTTCGTGACGTCTCGCACAACCTGAGTTGGTGGGTACGATTGATAAACAATGTCTCCTTCGTAGATAGGCGCGTTGGTCTCTGGGTGATAACCGTAGATCTTCCCAGCCTGAACGTTCCAGCCTGAGAAAATCCATCCCTCGGATAGAACGATAGCGCTCTCTAGCCCTTCGGAGGTGTAATCCTCGAGAGACTTTTCTTTGGCGTAATACTCTAAAAGGCCGTTGGAAAGAATCGCTTGAGCTTGGGATTTAACATCGGTGTTGGTAGCTTTCGAGTCAAAGGCGAGCTTTTGCTGCTCGATCATGCCCTTGAGAGTTGTGAGTACGGATCTGAAATGGTTGACGTTGAGGTTAAAGTATTCGTTTTGTGATCCTGTTTTGTAGATCTGACCGCCTACGATTTCAGAGTTGTAGTACGCGTTGTAGGTGGTTTTCCAAAGTGCTAGCTGTCCCGATCGAGTAAGAAAACTGAAGTAGTCATCGATCTTCTGCATGCAGGCTTCTGCTACTTGATTGTCGGGTAGGTTTACAAAATAGATATCTTTGTCGTAACTCACTCCCCGAAGCGTTTCACAATTCCTTTTTTGTGTCCAGGTATGATGACAGTGTTTGGTGAAGCGAGGTTGATACCGAAGTACGGCGGGATCGGGTTGATGCCTTCGTCGATGTTTCTAACAAGGTATACCAGCGCTGCAAGCCAATCGTAGTGCCCATATACGAAGGATGTACCAAATTCATTGCGCTGCTCATTCCAGATGCCTGTGCGCAAGCAGCCTAGAAGTTTCTTACATCTTGGATGAATGAGAATCCTACCCGCATCTGCCCAAATTCTAACCTTGTTGACCATCGTTCGAAGAGCCGCTTTGTCGGTTGAGATAAAAGGCAAGTCGTAATCAATGTTAAGATCCTGAACCATAAGAGGCCAGTTGTTATCTGCGACGCGTTTATGAAAACGCCAATCAGGAACCGCTTCTTTCTCTTTGTCCTTGATGAGCTTTGCCAGAAGTTTGGTCGTCATCTCAGGTCCCATGATTTCGTATTCGTGCTCAATCACAATGGCAGCGCGGAGAAAGTCGTAGTAACCAATCAGTCCAGCGGTGTAGTCTCGTTTAACGCCCATATCTAACGCGTTGTAGTTATGATAAAAGGGTCGAAAGCGGTCGTGCTCAATTTCCTGTACAAACTCATCACGCCACTCGGGTACGATGGCTCTTGTTGAATCGACCACCAGCTTGCAATAGAATTCACGCTGAATCGCGTCTGGCCGAATGTCTTTCATGAGGAAAGCCTTTTCCTCTTCACTAAGCATGTCGTGCTCATCGATGGTTAGCTCAATGTAGGAGTCGCTAAGCCTGGCCAGCTCCATTAGCTCCACCCAATCGTGGTCAGGCGTCTCAGGAGGCGTTCCTATGAACATACACAAAGGGTTTGGTCGGTGCCGAAAGAGCTGCTTGATTACGTAGTTCCACTGGTAGCCAAGAGACTTGATGTTCTGACACTCCTCTAAAACCACAAAGTCAGCGTAGTTTCCTCGGAGGCTGTTTCGTTTCAGGTCTAGTCCACGGTAGTGCATGAGTCCCCCCGTACCGTGGTCTAAGTACATTTTCTTAGAAGGAACATGCGTAATCTTAATCTGAGGCGGCTTGTCTTCCATGAGGCGTTCAAAGGTGGGCGTGATGATCGAGCGTAAATCTTCAGCAAAAGCGGTAGCAAAGAACACTTGAGGCTTTTTAATGGTAAGGCTTCGAATGACCTCAAGGGAGGTGTTGCAAGCAAGGGTCGTCTTTCCGGTCCCACGAGCCGCATTGACGAACAACATACCCGTTTTTCGGTCTAAGCAATCCTGAAGTTTTAGTTTGATTTTTCGCTGTACATTATTCCAAAGCTTGTACTGAAGATCTCCACGACGCCAAAATTCAGCTATTAATTGTTCTCTTCGTCCCACGCTGCATTCAATTCCTCGTTAGACAAATCTTCTAAACCTGTTTTAAGGTTTCCCATGATTTCAACCTGATCTTTCAATAGACCTGCCAGCTTGGCTTTGTCCATTGCAGCTTGACGAGCAATACCCAATTCAACGCCATAAACAGGCTCGCCATTTGACTTACAAGAAATGACTTGTTCTGTGATCGCTTCGTTGTAAATGTAATCAAGTCTAGAATCGATTTCAGCTAACATTTTTAGCCTGTTTTTTTCGTAAACTTTACTCAGTTCAGCCAAGGCCGCTGCCCAATAATCATCAACTTGACGTATCGTTATACCCCACTGCGTTGAACCCTCTTGAACCGCTCTTTGACGCGTATAACCTTTTCTGAGCCAATCTAGGCACTGGTCTACCCGTTTTGCGATCTCTATTTTGGAAGCAATCGGTGCGGGTTTTTGTCCTTTAGCCATTTTTCTTCAAAAAGTTCTGAGATAGCTCAAGCTTCGAAAGTCGTGCTTTAAGACTTTGTAGCTCGGTCTCTACCTCGTTTGTTTTGTTCTGTTGTTTCAAATCTAAGAATTTTTCCCAAGTCAATGAAGCCAGTAAACACATCGTAGTTATAGCGAGAGCGTAGCCGTTCTCGATCAATAGCTGCCTTGCGATAACACAAATCAAGAGGAGAACCGTTAAATTCTTCCAAATCCATGTCAATTCAAAGCCTCCATCTCGGGGTCAAACATCTGTATAAATGATATCTTCGCATTTTCAATCGCATACTTCAAGTGCGTATCGGGCTTAGCTTCACGCTTGAGCACCTTTGTCCCCTTTTCATTAAGGGTAAAAACAATAGGTGCCCAAGTTTCGCCATCTTCTCCATGTTTAACGCGTACAACCGACAATGCTTTGATTTCTCCCTCGTGTACCTCAAGCCCTTGTTTATAGAGCTTAAGTTGTGCCTGAATTTCTTTAAACTTTTCCTCGGATTCGAAAGCTCTTCTGAGGTTATCTTGAACCTCTTGCTCTTGAGTGCGAGCGAGCTTCTTAATCATGTCCTTCTCTTCGTTGATTTCCTTGAGTTTATTGAGAAAATCGACGTTCTCTTGAGCCATTTGGTCAATTTGCTGTTTTAAAGCTTCGTTTGTTTTAAAGTATTTTTTAATCGTTTTCATCATAGCATCACAAATTTCTCTAAGAGTTCGTTAATCATATAGTCCACGCAAGACTGCTTGCAATCAGCTGGATAAACTTCTTTTTCAATGACTTTCTCGTTTTGGGTTCGAAGGACAAAACATTGCCATTGAGAGAGACCTTCACTATTAACGCGCTGAATGCCTATGGAAACCGTCACGGGATCAAGTTCAGTGACTATGGGCTCTGGCTTTTCCTTAATTGGTTGATTCTTGGCCATTACTTCCTTCTTTGCCTTTTTTCTCTTGGTAAGCAGGATCAGCCTCTAGGTCTTTGAGAGAGGCGGCGTGCCAGGATTGAATAAACTGGATAGCGTTCCCACACTGATAGGATAAGGCTCCAGGGAAAGAACCTTTAAGTAAGGTGTCATGCACCATGACCAAACCTTTAACCATTTTTTCTTTTTCTTCAATCGCTATCATTTCTTTTTACCTCTCTTTGGTTTAACTGCTTCAACGGCCTTTTCTTCCACGGCGGCTACTACTTCACCAGCATCTTTAGCGACTAAAAGTTCCTTGTTTGCATAATAAAGGTCTACACAGTCCCTAACAACGCAGGCAACGGGTACGCCCATTTCACCCGAAGTCTGTAGCAACTTCTCATAAACACCATCTTCGACTTGAAACTTGACTACATTCATATTTACCTCTTTTTAATGATTTTCATGGTTGAAGCGTTTCCGTTTAACTCTTTAGCAATAGCGGAGCGTACGATGTCAGACTGCGAACTCATCCGCTTTTTCGCTTGCTGCTTTAGCTGCGAACGCATTTCATCCGTGATATAAAACGAATAAATCGTCTTTCTAGGTTTTACATCTTCCATATCTAACACCTCTCAAACGTAACGTCATTATTCATCAGCGTCTAGTTTTTTAAATTTAATACATTCAAGTTCAATTCGAGGGTTGTTTTTGTCATGTAGCTTTTCGATGGTGATCTTCATGATCTGAGAATCATTTTCCCACAAAATCCCCTCAAGGGCGTCTAGGAAACACTTTAAGATTGCATCAATATCTCCCCTAAGAGCTTTTCGATACCATTTGATATTTAGTTCTAGCAAGTCATCTGTAGGCTGCTTAAGAATCTTTCGGATGGTGTAGGCGCATTCGTTCTTGTAGCGAATGGCTTCCTGGTTCTTGTAGAACCTACCGCCTGAGATTCTATACAGTCGGTTAAGAAGGGGTGGCAAAGACAATACTATCTTCATTATTACCTTCCGCGCGTCTCACTTTAAAACATCTATGCCAATACAGAGTCTGCTGGAAGTCGTCGAGCATCTTTGTAAGGTGCCTTGTTAACTCATTCTCACCTAAGCCTGTGCGTCGAACCAGATCGTATTTTTTAACGATCTGGTTAACATCCTCAACAAGGTGTGACAAATTTAATACATAGGGCGTTCCCTTCATATCCTCTTTAATTTTTTCAATTTCATCCATGATTTCTTTGCCGCACATTGTGCACTTTTTCATAAACATCACCCATTCTCATTAATAAAATTCAAAACTTCTTGAAAAGCAATCATAGCGGCAACATAACAAGCCGCTGAGTTTCCTACATTTGCTTCAATAGCTCTATCTCTTCCTTCTTTAGATTCCGCAATTTTCTCTTCAAGAAATTCTATAAATACTTGTCGTCTAATTGCCTTCATAAGTAAACTCCTTAAAATAAAACGTTTCACGATTTACCCAATTTATCGGTTTAGAAGGGTGTGCGCGATACTCTCTTAAAAATGGCTGCAAATCTGGGTTAGCTATGCGAAGCCTGTTTATGGTAACAGCTACACTCCTTTTTGAGACTTTCACAACACTAGAAATCTCTGCTAAAGTACACCCTCGACACGCTAAGTATAAAATTCGATAGTTTCTCTCACGCATTTCTTGAGGATCTTTATCGGACCTTGTAGGGCATCTCATCTCTTATCCCCTTTTCCCTTAATCACCCCGCGCGTTTTACGATCTGTAAGCTTCTCTAGGTTATTCTTGGCGACCTCTTCAAGTGAGAAGCCATGAGTTGTGCAAAAGTCTGCCACGTACCAAAGCACATCGCCAATCTCTTTTCTTATCTCGACGTTGAAGTCTGTATCGCTGATGTTTTCAAAGTCCCCCCTTGAGAGGCGCTTAAACTTGCCTGCGAGTTCACCCACTTCTTCAACAAGGCCTGTTAAAGAGTGAAAGAGAGATGCCTCCTCGGATACGTTGTTAAACTCGAATGCTTTCTTCTGATATTCATCCATTTTCATTGTAATTTCTCCCATAGCCTTATCAAATCATCATTCTCACGCCCACTGAATGCTGTTGCAGTGTTTTCTACTTTCCATCTAGGCCATTTACGAAATTCTTTTACAGCTCTTGCAATAGTGTTTTCGTAGTCGTCTATAATTTTTATTATGTTAGTGTCTTTAGGGTTTGTCACTTCTCCCCCTCTTTCACGCCTAGGATTGTGGCGATTCTACATAAAGCTTTGTGCGCCTCTTTATAAATATACGCCACGGGAATTTTAGCGTCACATGGAACATTTTCAGCTACCGAACTTAATTCAAATAGAGCAAAAGACGCCGCATGAAGAGCTTCAAGGGAATTAATTGTATCCATTTTTTTAACCCCATACACCCTTACAATTTCCGATTGTCTATCGGCTTCTTTCACAATAGCTTCAGAAATATCATCGATAATCATTTCTCTCCTTCTTTCACGCCTAGGATTGCGGCGATTTCGTTTAAAGTAGAATCTTTTTCAGGGTCCAAATAATTTAATGAGCAACATTCTTGGATTCTAGCAACCGCCACACGAAGGGCTTTTAACTCTGAGATGTTGTCAACTCCTTGAATGCCATAGGCTTCAATAACTTTTTGTTGATTCTTTATCCTTTCGTCTATCTTCTTCAAAATCTCGTCGGTCATAAAACACCCATCCATGTTAAAACTTTGGCTGAAATAAAAGTGTAGAAAGCTATACTTGCAGCTCCGATGATTAAACTGCCTATTATTGTGGCAGTAATTAACAATGCAAAATCCTTTTCATCGTCGGTCATTTAACCACCCACACAATTGCCCTACGCCCTGAACGTGTCGCCCTTCGCCCGCCACTATCTTCAATCAACCCTTTCTGAAAAAGTTCTCTCACTCTTGCGCTTACAGTTTGATGCTTTAGTTTTGAAACTTCTTCAATCTCATCGCAGGTTTTTCCCAATGTTCTAGAAGATTCTATAATCTCAAGAACAATTGCCGCCAACCGATTGACCATAGGCCTAATCGATTCTTTAGCTTCTAGTGAGGTTTGTCTCATTTCTGCCCATCCCTGACAATTTCCACCGGTCCAATATCCACCCGAATGATTTTACTCTCTCGAGGCCTTGAAATAAAGATAACAACCAGCGCGAGCCACACACATACTAACGCTGCGACGAAGAGGTCTCGTTTATTCATTTGTTTAGCTCCGCTATCAAAGCGTCGGCCAAGGCCACTGCATTATTGACTATAATCAAAATGGTAGTATCAATATTAGGACTAGCAACATGCCCCTGCATCGCCATCGCAGCAAAATATTCGCGCTTAGTTAACCCACCGTCTACAGAATGCATTGTCTCGCGTTCCCCGTTCTTGTCATAATGATAGGACGTTTCTTGAACAGCGCTCACAAGATCATTTGGATCAGTTTTCATTACGCACACCATTTCGCAGTACGGTAAAAAATCTCTTTTACTTCTTCGTCGTCGATATATTCCAACAGAGCATCATCTTGACGTCCATGAACGACTTCCCAATCGTCACCATATTTTATTTCAATTTGCTTTAGTTTTTCAATTAATTCTAATTTAGTCATTAAAACATCTCCTTCTGTTCTTCCACCACATTACTAGGAGGGAAATACTCTTTTAGAAAATCAACCTGCAATTGCTCCAATTCTACTGCGTTTAATTCTCGAAGCATCTTCCCTGTTTTTTCTTTAACATAAGAAGCTGCCGCGTCTTTGTTGTTATAAAAGGGCGAGAACTTCCCGAGGATTGTATCAGCTACAGACGTAAGAAGAGATCTCGTTTCTTCATCTCGATGAATTGCGCTTAATTCCTTTTGAAACCTTGTGGGCTCTCCTTGCGTTTTTGGTGTTGGAAATATCTTCGAGCTGTATTCGTCTGCGCGAGAACCAGCGTTACCGTCATCATCTTCCGTGGATATCCCTACCAAAGCGCTGAGGCCATAGCGGCGAAGATACGTTGCTGTTGATCCTAAACTTTGAGGATCTTTCTTTCCGGGCATCGCTTTCACAATACTCCGGATCCACTCACCCGACGAATGAAGCAGCATCGTCGTCATCGTTATATTTTCTCCATCGTTTCCAATCTGCTGCACAACGCACAAACCTTGATCTGTGAGAGGCTTTTGTGCCGCTTGCCATATTGAAGCAAGGTCTGCATATTTAGATTTAAAGAATGGATTTGTTGTGTCTTTAAGAGCCGGATTCATAGCGGCCTGCGCTTTAGAGAGAGCTTTTGCAAGTTCTCCTAGAGTTGGGGACATCATCATTTCTTGGTTTTCAATTTCGCTCATTTTACACTCACTCTACTTTCTTGCCAGTATCTAATTCCAGGCACATCACGTTGTCCTGATTTACAATTTGTCTCTATTTTCTTTTCATCCACGATAAAAAAATCACGAGGAATTAAAGAGCTGTCTTGCACTTCCCACTTCCACACTAAACTTTGGGAAACCATTCCTTGCGGCGTTCTTACAGACTGCCGCATATCATTTATGTCCATGTTTTCTAGTGCAGAAATGTTGGCTTGCACTAAAGGCGCTAAAATAGATTTCTCACCTGTGATTAATTCTACTTTCGTAAGCTCCTCAATCTTTTCTTTTTGAGACTCGATTTGTTTTTGCTTTTCAATTTCCGCAAGCCTAATCTTTTCAGCGCGTGATCTGTCCATGTATTTAGCAATGCGCTTTCGAAGTTCTTGATCCGCTTCTTCAAATGGCCTAGCCGCTTCTCGAATCTCTTCCTCTTTCTTTGCCATCACTCGCTTAATAGGGCGGATAAACATCTCGCGCAGATTTTCAAACAGTTTCTTTTTCTCTGCAAACTCCGAAAGCAAGTGGCTTGCGCCTATTACGTCTTGTTCGTTTTCAATTGTATACGAAAACGCTCTTGAGCAAAGGCTGAGTTCTTTAAGTTCGCTTGGTATAATTAATTCGTTCATTGCATCCTTTCACGTTATGACATTATGTTTATCATTAAAAAAAACAACTTTTATTTATATTTTGCTTTAAATATTTCTTTCGCTTGTCGTTGTAGTTTTCCTAAATGCTCTTCGAATTGATCTTTTGAAAGAGACTCGCGCTTCATCGTGTAGTAATTCCAAGACTCGCCCTTCAGCTCAATGGAGCACTCCAGCTCGCCGTTTTGGTCTTCGTCCACATTGAACAAGAGTCCGTCCTTGTGTTTAGCTGTGCACCTATCTAGATCCACGGTCCATTCCTTTTGCCATTTGTAGTTTTTAGAAGGCATTATTCCTCCCCTCGGGTACCATTAATCCACTTCTCGCGGCTCTTCTCATACGCTTGAAAGTCCTCCGCCAGTTTATTCTTTAGGCGTATAAAATCATCCATTGTAGGCTCCGTCGAAGCGGTTTCTTTTTTTGGTTGTTCTTCTCCCCAAAATCTTTTCAAGAGATTATCAAAGGTTCTTTTAGAACTCATCGCACACCTTCCAGTTAATGTTTTTAATATAGAGCGGGTACTCGTAATTTGGATCATCGGCCGCCATCGAGCTAACCGGGTACACCTTATACAGAGCGTCTTGAACCCTCTCTTTGAGTTGATCTTGAATCATCTCGTTTAATTCGTTAACAAAGAACTCCAATTCGTGTCTGTCGGCTTTACTGATCTCACACAGATTATTTAGCGCCAGCGCCATATACTTAATGTCACCCTGCGACTGCTTTTCAACGATACCCATTACATCGTGCTCAATATCTAAAAGGGACTCAATTCCCTTAGAGGACTGTTCTTCTTCAATGGTAATGTCTAGTTTTAGTTTCATGACAGCACCTCCATCGCGTGCACGATTATAAAAAAGAAAACGCACGTCGCTACTACAATAATAGCTCCCAGTGTTGCGTCTAGAATATCTTTGGTTTGTTGTTTCATGTTAACTCCTGTTTCCAGTGCCTCTACAACCTTGAGGCGTCGGTTGAGTCTTGATTGACTCGATATAAACACTTCACCACAACGTAATGATGTTTGCAAACTTTTTATTAAAAAAAAGCAAGGTACTTAACAACGCTTAATCCTGCTTGCTAAGTACCGCCCTCTAGTTGCTCTTCCCTTCATTACAGGGGATAAACCCCATTTCATTCAGGGAAGAGCGCCATTGCTCGTAATTACGCTTACTTAGGTTGATAACAAAAAAAAAAGGACCCAATTTCTTGAGTCCCTCTTCTTTCCGTAATAAATTCCAATTGCTTAAAAATTTGGATTTATGAAATGATGCAGTTCCACTGTATCAACAAATTTCAGAGATTCAAGAAAAAAAAGCAAGGTTATGTTTTTGAGAACTTTCACCTTAAAAAGATACTCAATAGGCTTAACGGTTCATATCGACGCTGTGAGGAGCAGTGCACGCCACCTAGTTGAGGGCAATAGGTGAAGTTCGAATGGGGCGGCCACAACATAAAGCCTTTCGACGGTTCTGCGAGGTGCATAGCTGCTTTAAGCTAAATTCAAGGCGCGGAACTGAAGGATGAGTGCAACAATAGTGCTTCAACAGATAACAGCCGTACCCGAGGGGATGCACGGCCTTATAAGCCCTCTATTCTCAAAAAAAGAGTTTCCACAAAAAAAACAAAAAAAATGAACCTGCCGCAGTTCCTACCGCGATCATTCCAAAACGATTTGCGACTTCTCGCGTTACCATGATGATCTCACCCGCATTGGTCGGTTCTGTGAAAAATGGGGCCTTGGGTGGCCTTGGAGGTGTCTTAATTCCTTGAATGTCGGCCAATAGGCGTTCTTTCTCGTAAAGGGCCTTCTCTTGGGTTGAGATTGTGTGCCCAGCCCATTCTAGCCTACTCCGAGCGTTCATAAACGCCATCGACAGCTTACTGATCGTTAGCTGTATGCCGTCGTAGTCGGTAATGTAACTCCCCCCTGGTACGGGAACGTCTGACGCAGAGATACTATTTAGCTCGCGATCCATGGTATCTTCTAAGGGTTCCTCGTATTGGAGGCCGTGGTTTACGGGGTATCCCATTTGTGTATAGGTATCCTGAAACTCAGGTTTCACGGGCGCTTCGGGAATAGTGACAGGTAAAGGTTGATTTAAAAGTGAGAAAGCTTTGTTACGGCGTTGACGTGTGTTGATCTTGGAGCGATTCATTAGCCAAGGAAGTTGTCCAGAGTGTTGGTTACGATTTCCGACTCTTTCCGGTTTAAGGGCGCAATCACATCATCAATCTTGAGTTGAAAGTACCCTTGCTTATCTGATTCTTGAATTGTTATGAGCTGGCCAGATTCCAGCGTGAGTGTCATGCATTTTTTCATTGACAAAAGCTTTGCACAGCTTCTAACTCTTGTCTAACTTTCAGCGATCCTTGCGCCTATCCAAAATAAGCGAAATAATCGTCACCCCGATACACCCAATCATCACTACCCCGGCCAGAACATACGCTGCAAATCTCTCAAAGCTCATCGGCTTAGCTCCTTTCGCCAACATTTTTCACAAATTTGATATTTTCCACTTGGATAAACCACACGTCTATTTGTTTTTGTGTAAATAACATGACAGGCGTCACATTCTATTTTTCTTTCTTGCGATCTCATGTCCGACATCGAAAACACGTCTCTATGAATGGCTCCCTTTGCCCATTTAACATTCCCATTCATACGACTCTTCATTCCTCCTCCGCATCTTCCCATTTGACGCGAAAGAAACGCGCCCTGCATTCCTGTATCGGCATATGCACAGTAATGCGCTCGCTGTTTTTAGTGATAATTAAAGTGTAGTCTTCGCCTAAATGACTTGTGACCATTCGATCAATGTTATGCACATCCAACACAATGGAAGGTTTGTAAGCCACGTCATGACAATACGTGCGTCTTTGCATAAGTCAAAAAGATTATAGCATTTATTTTTTATCTTCTGTGTTCGCCGCATCAATTAATTTGATAAGACTTTTGCGCGCGTAGTCACATCGGTTTAATTCCGTAAACACTTCCAGAATTCTCGCCTTCTGCATACACGCATACGAGTCGTCGCCTTCGAGTTGCTTGAAAACATTTCTGTTGTCATCCAGAACGGTTCCCTTATAATTCCACTCGGGTTTTACAAGTTTACTCAGAGGACAACTTGTCACGTATCTCTTGGAACAGCTGATTAAGCTTATCAATAGGAATATCATCACTGGCTTGCAAAACTTTGATTTTAACAGCAAGTTCTTCATATTTCCTTTCCATCGCATAAACCTTTTCCATGGCCTTTGCGATTCGTTTCGCTTGTTCTCGTTCACGTAGTACAAACTCTATTTCGAGACGTTGCTTTGTGAGGAAGTGCCCTACGACAAAACCTGCAATCAAAAACAACGTCGCGATTAAAAGAACAACTACGAATGGCATTTAGTGTTTGGGATTTCCGGTGAAGAGATCCAATATAGAGCGCAAAATCTTTCCAGCCGCTCCTGGAACTTTGCTCGAAAGAATGGATGTCACCGCAAGCACAAAGTTCACGCATAACACTACAATAGCATTAGACGACCAACTTTGTGGAAGTGGAAGAGCGATGATAGGCTGACTTGAGGGAGCTGCCCCGTCTTGCGCCAAAGCTGCTAGGCTTAAAAATACCACACTAAGGATTATTGCTTTTTTCATTTGTTTACCTCCATGATTTTTCTTGTTGGGATCAACCCCAGGCGGGGCAAGCCCACATGGAGATGCCCCTTTTTTGCATAAACAAAGATCTGGCCAGGCCAGTTGATTTGCTCACACAAAAACTTAAAAACTTGGAACTTATCCGCGTTAGGAACTAAGAAATCTACCGCCTCTGCTAACACATGCTGAGAAGTAGGAGAGCCGCCAATGGATTCATTATACGCCTTGGACCTATAGCCAGAAGTGATTGCAATCGGACCGCCAAACTTTTTTCTTACAGGTTCCAATATAAATAAGCTTAGCATAAGGAAGTTCTGAATGTGCGTGTCATTCCCGCGCAGTCCCTTAAATTCCTGAAAGTAAAAGTTATCCGTGAGTTTCATTAGTACTGCGTGACCTCAGACCAATCGACGTTAACCGTAGCCATCCAAGTCCCCGTTGCAGGAACGGCCACAGACCTTATAGAAAAACCTTCGTTTTGTGCCAATACCAATGGATGCTCTCCGTCTCCTACTTCGGCTTGCCAAAGGATGGTACCAGGCGCAATGATCTGCCCATTGAGGGAAGCTGTGATAGGACCAGGGGCGTTTATAAAACTTAACGATAAGGTTTCAAGCGTTTTTGTGCCAGCACCAAGAGCCGCGGTTGTAGCTATTCTCATGTCACCAGCGACCATCAAAGTTGATCCCATCGATGTACGACGTTTTAAAAGTGCTGCTGGCGTAATGGCCGTACCACCTGTTCCAGCCACAGACCAAGCTGTGGATTTCACAAGATCAATTTGAACAGGAACACCAGCAGCAAAAAACGTGGTAGTCACACAAGCAGAAATTCTTACTTTTCGAATGACCGCAAAATTTGGTGTGTTGGCCCATCGGAATTGAAAGATCTCTGAATTGGCGGCTAGGGCTGCTGGCAAAATACCTGTCGTGCCACCGTAGGCATACGCGCCTAACGCTCCGTGGTCTACAGGCCTTGAGGTGACCCTCTGTGCCCTAAATAAAGTCCCGTCCACTTCACTAACTGTGCCGCCATTCCCAATTATTTGTATCGCCATAAATTACCTTTCTATGCCCACATCCAAGACACATTCCATGTCCCGTAAATTCGTGTATCCCCGCCGCCATAGCTCTTATATCTATTTGGGGGAGAAGCTCCCCCAATGTTTTTATCATCGTTGACAGCGTAAATCGTAAAGCCAGTAGCTGCAACTATATTCCCAGCATACACTTTAATTGTCTCTAACATGTGCTCATCTGCACTGTGATCCGCTGAAGCTGAGAGTTTAAGCCACGCTTGAACGGTCGAACCTGCTACAATAGAAGCTTGTCCGGTAACAGCCACGGTTGCATCACTTTTGCCAGGAAATACCCCAAAATCAATGGTTGCCGTTCCTACGTTTGCACTGCCACCACCACCTCCCCCAGACGGTACGGCAAAGGTTCCATCCGCTCTTAAAAACGTTGTAGTGCCACCACCAGAAGGAGGCACTAAACCTTTTAACGCGGAAGTGAATAAATCTAACATGGCTGTTGTTTGTGTAGCTGTGAGATCAAGAGCGTTTGACGCGCCACCTGTGTTATTGCCCTTTATCGTCGAAGCCGCCATTTGCGCCAATTTCGCATTTGAAACCACATTATTTGCGATCGTTGTTGCGTTTGAAGCTTGTGCCGCAGTGACATCACCAGTTAAAGCTGCACGGGTTAAAAGAGGCGTACCGTCGACATAAACAAGAGTCGAATCAACCATCGCTCCAACAGCATCTTGAGCCGTCTCAGTAAAATCACTGATCGTTGACGCTAATTGGGTGCCCGTGTGATTTGCGCGCTGAATAGAAAACGCCTGGACCGCTGAATCCGCGGCGCCTTGAGCCGTTGAAACAGGTTTATTCGCATCAGACGTGTTGTCCACATTTCCTAAACCTAGCGTTGTTCTCTGTGCCGTAGCGTCGGCATCATCAAGCAATGCTTTGCCTGCCGCCGTGACATCACCACCCATTTTTGTAGTCGTTACGACTCCGGCGTCTATAGTCCATGTTGCACCTGATCCCGTAACCGTAATATCGCCTTTATCTCCATCAGAAACACCGCCTGTCGGAGGTGCGACCCAAGTACCGTCTGCTCTTAAAAAATTGGCTGTGCCCCCACCAGAAGCAGGCGTAAGACCTTTTAAAGCGCTTGTGAAAATATCTAACAACGTCGTCGCCTGTGTTCCGGTGAGGTCTTCAGGATCTCCGGTCGCTGCTGTAATTCTGCCTTTGAGTGTTGCTGTAGCTACATTGGCTAATTTAACGTTTGTAACTGCATCGTTTACAATTGTCGTAGCGTTAGAACCTTGCGATGCTGTGACGTCGCCCGTCAACGCAGCCCTAGTAAGTAATGGCGTACCGTCGACATAAACAAGCGTTGTGTCGACCATCGCGCCCGTAGCATCCTGAGCAGCTTCGGTAAAATCGCTTATGGTTGAAGCGAGCTGCGTTCCTGTGTGATTAGCTCTTTGGATAGCAAAAGCCTGAACTGCTGCGTCTGCTGCACCTTGTGCTGTCGATACTGGCTTGTTTGCGTCGCTAGTATTATCAACGTTGCCAAGACCCACATCTGCAGAAGTTAAGGCAAGTAATGTTTTTGCTTGCGCTACTGTTAAATCTAAAGGATCGGAAGCGCCTCCCGTGTTATTGCCTTTAAAAGTATTTGCCGCCATTTGCGCGGCTTTGGCGTTTGTGACTGCATTCGGATCTATAGTCCACGTCGCGCCCGAGCCAGATACTGTGATATCTCCTTTATCACCATCCGAAATTCCTGCGCCTGGCGGTGAAGTCCACGTACCATCTGCTCGTAAATAATTTGCAGTTCCACCGCCCGACGAAGGCGCAAGACCCTTAAGTCCACTTGTAAATGTATCGAGGAGGGTTGTGGCTTGTGTACCGCTTAAATCTTCGACGTTGCCTGTGCCTGCTGTGACGCGCCCTTTAATCGTTGCTGTAGCCACTTGAGCCGCTTTTGCGTTCGAAACAGCATTGTTATCAATTGTCCAAACGGTTCCAGCCGACGTAACGGTGATATCTCCTTTATCTCCATCCGTGACCATTCCTCCGTTTTTGTTATAATCAATAACAATAGGCACTAATCAATACTCCCTCTTTCTTAGTTTGATGAAGTAATCCAAAAGCTCTCTCAATTCCCGCTCCTTATCTCGAGCCCGTTCTTTCTCAGTATCGACGAGTTCCTTACAGACTTCCCGGATTTCATCTCGGCTTGGTTTGAATAGGCGCGCTTGGCTGTTGACAATTTTTTCGACGTCATCACGAAATTTCCAAGAGAAATTAAAAACAGCAAGAGCACTAGATACGGATATAACTGAGACCACCGTTCCCATAGTTTGTTTTTTTGAATTCTGTTGCGGTGTATCTCTGGCCATGTGGTTTCCATATTACTTTCCGTACGCGGCCTTGGTTGCGTTAAAATCAGCTAGAATATCGGCCGTTGATATCGCTGATCCGTAAATGTCTAATGTGTCGATGGCTCCCTGCCAATGGTCATGATTGCCACCGAGTAAATCGCCTCCGATTAAACCAAATCTAGGCCACAACTTTAAGGTTACAGCCGAATTTGTTTGCTGAAGCAGAACCCCATCTCTATACAACCTATAGTCAGGTGTGCCACCCGTGGCATCGTACGCAATTGCATAGTGGTACCAAATGTTTCGGTCCGAAGTAAAAGGCGTGTAGCGGTTCGCAATCGACGTGTAGATAAAATCTAACGCATCAATTTCGTGGTGAAAGTAAAAGCCATCATTGTATTGCCCTGGCATCCCTAAAATGGTCGGACCGTTTGCAGCTATAAAGTCGTCAGGGTTCTTCACATACAGAAAGCCCCACGCAATAATGGTTCCTTTAAGCATGTTGATTGAATTTTGCATACGGTAATACCCGTAGCTATTGCCTGTGGTTTGAGTCGTTGTAGTTGTTTTAATGTAATCCTGAGCGTTTTTAGCAAATGGAGTAGGAGGACCGTCGTTCTCACGTTCTAGCATCATCCCTGAGATTCGTAGGGTTCCTGTGGCCGCGAGTAGAATCTTAAGCCTTACATTGCCTGTCGCTGCGCCTGTAAATGATTTGTAAAAAGAGAATCTTTGGGGTGTGGTTGTGGCTGTAAATGTTTGATTTGAACTTTCAGGCGTACCCCCACTGTCTCCTTCTAGCCCAATCGTAAAATCAAGTGTTCCCGAAGCTACTGACACAAAACATGAGCCTACACACTCATCATTTGCAGAAACAAAGGTGGCAGATTGTTGTATTCCTTCGCCGCTAACTCCATTAATGGTTCCATAGCTAAGTGTTCCAAGGAATGTTCCAACACTATTGGTAATCGTTGGTGCGCCGACCGCCGTCCAGGTTGTTCCAGGCGCTTCACTCTGCAAGATGTAGTTTGTGTTCTGCCCAAAGAACTGCAAGCCTCCCTTATTGTACCCTCCCAAGGGATACGCTGGGGCAGCATAATCAATCGGGTTAAACTGTTTCATGGTTGTGGGAGAATCGTAATAATACGGTTGCCCTGACATTCTGTGACCAAGGAAATACTTGGTATCGCCAATGGTAGGGACAGGGGAGTTAGATAAGGTAACGCTAAAGATCTTACCCGTTCCTGGCCCTGCGAGAATTGCTGCAGGCGCCTTATGGTTATACATTTCTAAAGCTTCCGTTGCATTCAATGGCTCATCCCAAATAAGGATCTCTGAGAAAATCATATCCGCATGGACGTACGCTAAGTTCACGGAGTTTCTACCTATGTACAGGTTGTTTGCTCCAATATTTATGGCAGATAAAACATTGTTGGATGTTTGTTGAAGCTCCCCATTGCGGTACATAGAATATGTATCTGTCCCTGTATCCCAGGTATATACGTAATGATTCCACACATGAGGGCTCATATAATAAACTGCATGGGTGTTAGAACTAACCGTATCTGTCCCATTAATCTTAAAGAGCATTCCCTCCGATTTACGAGGAATCCCTGCAAAAACTTCCTCATTAATCGAGAACAAGTAGCCGTTTGAATTGGTTATATCTACGCCGTCATACTCAGGCATAATCCAAAGGGATATGGTTCCTTTTGTGGCAATCCCAGATATCACTGCATTGGGAATTTCATAGGTAGTATTCCCACTGGAAGCTGTGGCAGAGGTTGTCTTTACATACGGGTTCGCTGTAGAAAAACGCTCACGCCTTCCACTCGATACACTACTAAAGCTTTCTAGTTGCGCCTTGGTTGCAACGATATTGGTTTGACTATTAACAATAATCTGAACCCGCACACTTGTAGAGATAGAAGCAAAGGTATAAGGGACTTCAAAGCGTTTCCAGGTTGTCGTTAAAGGGCAGTCAACAAATGTACCACTCACTCCGCTAGCATCCACTACCTTAAGTCTAGCCGTTGCCGTGCCTGTTGTGGTTTTAAGGTAACACGTAAATACATGAGGAAAGGTTGTTCCTGTCGACAGCCCAGAATCTTGCGCAAGCCCATCCCCTGCAGTTGTTCCAGAAATCAAGAAAGCGGGACCGCCATCAGGGCCTGATGTTGCTTGCAGTGTTACTGTTGGAGTTCCTATGTCTGTCCATACAGCATTTTCGAAGTCCTCTGAGTAAAGGAGAAAGTTTGTTATTTGCCCCATCAGGTAAAGACCTGACATCGTTTCAGTGCCACCTAGCTTCTGGGCGCCAATAGGCAGAACATTAGCGCCTACAGAAACCACTTCGGCATTTTTCTCATACGCCACCGTACCCGTGCGCGAGTAAGTGTACGACCCTACCTGCGCAGTCGTGTCGCCGTCGTAGATATCGTGCCGAAAGACGATGTTGCCAGCCTTCGGATATACAAAAGGTGCTACCGCTCCTCCACCTGAAGTTATCTTAAGGTTTCTTGGCATCTCACCCTTATGCTTTTGGATTGGTTTGCATTTGGGTTATGTAAAGATTTCCGCCCGTCGTGTTTTTAATAACAGACACTCGCGTAAGACCTCCACCTAAGTAAAACGTCTCAGGTACACCCGCTTTTAAAAACATATCCGAAGTCGTTGCATTTCCGCTTGCTGCGAAAAGAATGTGACAATCTTGGGTAGCAACAAATCGATACCATTTCGCTGTCACTAACCCTGTCGTAGCCACAGCTGCGTCGAAAGCGTTTACAGTTGTTGTTAAGGGTGTTCCAAAGACGCCCATTAAGGTGTCCTCAGTAAATCTTTGTGCCGCTACCGGTCCCGTTGTTTCAGCCATAATATTGCTCTCCTTCTTCTTGTTCTTTTTGTTGTCTAAGCATCTCCCGATATTCAGGATTGCTATTTGATAAAACGTAGTTTGCCACGGCTAACGCTTGAGGGCCGCGCTGTTTAGCTTTCATGAGCGAGCTTGAAAACTTGCCCATTTTCTCAATGGGTATGTTTTGATCTTGCTTCTTTTTGTTCTCGATCACGGATTGAGATTGACTTCGAACGCCAGACTGAATTGGAGCATTCAGCATAGGAGCAGCTTGATTTACAATGCCTGGCAATTTTGAAGCCCCACGAGATGATGCATCCAATGACTTGGCTAAAAATGAGGGAAGTCTAGGAACTAAAGATCTTCTGGCCAATGGTGCCAATGCGCCCAAAGGGTTTCCTGTTGCTAGAACGCCGCCAGCCGCCATCATCAAGTCGCCAGGACCACCCAAAGGACTTTGGTCTAAAACGTCGGCCCTTCTCTTTGCAGCCTTTGCAACGGGTGCCAACATTCCATAAGTGTTTTTTTCTTTTAGAAAGGCCTCTGCAGCCTTAGGATTTACTTTTTCAGCCAAATCCTCTACAGATTCTCTAAAAATATAACCTGCAGCCTTTGTTGACTCTTTTCTTCCTAATTCACCATAGGCATTTTTAGCCAACTGCTGGTAACCTTTTTTAATAGCCTCAGCCTCTGAAGGAGCAAAACCTTTACCCGCTGTTGCAATCCATGCATTTAAGATGTCATCTTTGTAACCTTCTAATTGTCTTACGACAGAAGCTTGAGAAGGGTTTTTTGAAAGATCTTTAATTTGGTCATCAATTTTTGATAAAATAGCATTTGCATCTACTGTGCTTCCCGTTTCATCCAAACTTGTTAACACAGATTCAATTCCCTCACCCGCCGACTTCATGGATGTTTTAGAATTGTTGTAAATGTTTCTAGGTGAAGAGAGCCAGCCAACTTGACCTTCGTCTAATAAATACCTACCTGTGCCAGTTTTCATATCTGCTTTTTCAAGCGCAGTGGCTCCAGTGGCATTAACAGCCATTTTCTCTGCACCAATTCCAAGTTTTTTCGCAAGGCCTGGTGCGACCTTTGCGACAAGTTCAGGACCGAATTTACTGACAAGCTTAGCGATACTTGCGCCTGCTGCCCCAAATCCTGCACCTATTCCGGCATCCTTCGCCATGCCAGATGCTGTGTCTGCCTCTGACATTCCTAGTCCTGTGACACCACCCATCCCCGTACCTGCTGCAATCATAGCAGGGGCTTTGGTCGCTCCCCCTGTTGCTATCGCACTAGGCAATCCACCCACAAGCGATCCTGAACCGTAAACCCATGGATTTGCTTCCCTAGAAGACGTATTATCTTTTCGATGCTCATCTCTGAGTTTTGAGTAAGAGGCGTCGTCATAAACATCGGTGCCCTTGATCTTGTCCATGAGCTTGCCGATACCGTACTCTAAAATACCGCTACCCTCGTCGCCAAAGCCTAGCGATGCCCCCTGAGCAGCACCACGGCCTAAAGATTCAAGCTTAGAAACATCATTTTTGGGCTTTGACGTTGTTTCTAATATTTTAGGGTCCGGTGGCTCATCATCCCAGTTTGACGATTTGGCCAATATTTTTGCATCTGGTGGTTCATCATCCCATGCCATTTAATTACCCACCCCTCGCATCTTTTTGCGCTTGTGCGGCTTCAAGTGAAATGCCATGTTTAGCTGCATAAGCTTTCACATCGTCGCCATAAGATTTAGATCCACTAGATCTAGGCCTACCATAAGCCTCATCGATCAAATCGTTGTTCATGTTAATTGCGCGACGAATCGCTTTTGAAGTGTCTTCTGATTGTTTCTTAAACCCTTTTAAATTTCTACCAAATTGAATTGGATTATCATTTGTTAGATTGCCCATCGCAAATTCTAAGTTTGAACCCAAACGTTTTGCCTCTTCAGTACCTACCGCATCGGCGCCTTCTGCTGAGTTTAACGTTTTGATAAGCTGCCTACCCTGAATAAGCTTTTCACTTTCAGTTAAAGAATCCCAGTTGGATATGACAGAATCGATTTGATTCGCAATCGCCACTTTATTGACATTCTTTTTGGCTAAACCTTCAATGGTTTGTTTTTTCTCTTCAGGCAAGTTGTTGTAAGCTCTCTTTGGTGCTTCCTCTTCAAATTTTTGGATAGTCATCATTTTACGCCAGTTATCCTCTTTTGCGTTACTCTCCCGCTGTAGGGCTCTATCGGCGGCTCGTTGCGCTAGTGTTTGATTGAAATGCCTTTCCTGTTGATTGAAGTCACGGTCCTTAGCTTTCATGTCATAAATTTTTTCAAAGTATTTGCTTTTGTCTTTGAACTCCGCAGCTGTTAAAGGCCTACCTTTGTAACCCATCTCTTTCGCTAATTGGTTAGCAAAAGCTGACTCTTTGGAATTTGGATCACTTTCCCTGGCCTTCAAATCTCGTTCCGTTGCGTAATCTTCTTGCTCTTGTTTAAACTTAATTCCTTCGCGCTGATCCCGTGTTTCGTCACGCTTAAGGCCAATGGCTGTCTTGCCGAAATCAAGCTCGCCTTCAACGTCGCGTCTGTCTTGATCGAGCAAAGACTCTAGGTTCTTTCTCTTAGATAGAATGTTGTTGCGTTTGGTTTGAAGAATTTCCGTTGAATCTCCAGCGCCTAATGCTCCCGCAATGCCTGCAAGAAAACGAGATCCGCCGCCGATATCATTCTTTTGGTCGAACTCAGCTAATCGTTTCTCTCGATCTGCCTTAAGTCCCGCAAGCCTCTCAGGATATTTAGCAATAAGCATGTCAACAAGACTCGGAGGCATTTCTTGAGTCGGTACTTGCGACATCAAGTCTTCTTTCGGGCCTTGCATAGCTTGCTGGCGTCTTAATTCTTCTTCGTCGAATAGATCCATTAGAACGCTCCCGCTTTAAACATTTCGCCTATACCTTTTTCAACATCTCCGACGCCTCGACGTTTTCTTTCATAGTCTTCCGTAAATGCACCTGCGCGAGCTGCGGCTTGTCTCATTTTGTTGTTGTAGTCCTGTTGCAACAATTCCTTGTTGTAGCCCTGCTGCTTATTGCGAATATTCGTATTGGCATCGGATAGACCTTGCTTTGTATCAAGGTTGTATTGCTGCGCCTGATTGCGAATGCCCGTATTAAACTGAGAATTTTGGATCATGTTTCCGGTGTTAAATCGGTTGATCGCGTCCATTGCTTCCGCTTTACGTGCTTGCTCCGAAAAGTCCTGACCTCGAATGTCTCCCGCCATCGATCCGCTTCTTACTAATGCGTCTAGGGCTCGCATTTCAGCATCCGCCGCAACTTGAGTATCTCGATCACTTTGCCTTGATGCGGATTCTTGCTGGTTTTTAAGCTGGCTAAGAAACTCGAGTCCCGAGCCTCCAACGCCTCGAGCATTCGCATTTTGAAGTACAGCTTCACGCGCTCCTCGTTCCCTGATGCCTTCTTCTTTCGCGATATCATTTAGCCTCCCTCTTGCTTGTGCGTTTAAGCCTCCCTCATTTGCATAATCTTGGAGTCCAGATAAAGCCGCCATTTGAGCTTCTTTAAATTGAGGATCGGATTGAATCTGCTCAAACTCACTAGGATTTTGTGCAAAATACTGAGCTTCGTCGGGCGTCATCAGCCCTTGCAAGACATATTCGTCTAATTTAAGCCTCATGTCCTCGACATTGGGCGTCGTTACATTGGTAAAGTAATCTTCTGAGTCCCCTGAAACTAAATCTAAAATTCCTGACATGATTCCCATACTAGTTCTCCTAACCTAAATTGGCCCCGCTGAAGATACGACAGGCCGTAAATATCTTGGGTCTTTTAAGTACTCTAAAAGTCTATCGTAATCGAAATCAACGAAGTCATTGCTGTAGCTCCCTGCTTTGTCCGGCGTCGTGATAAAATTCTCATTAATTTGATCGCCCATTAGTTGTTCAAGAGCTGCAAGCTGCGCATACTCATCCGCCGTCGCGACTGTGTCCCTGGAAATGTTTCCAGTCGTCGGAGTTCCATACGTCACGTATTCTCCCCAGTTTCCAGCTTGATTGTACCAGTCGGGGTCAAGCGCGCTTCCCTCATGCGGGGTTTGATCGATTTTCTCTTGAAAATATTTAGGCTCTAAATATCGGTTAACAAGGTTTGCATATTGAGTTTGAGTAATTCCCATTTGCTCAAGAGCTTCTTTCGGAACTTCTTGTTGCTTTACAATCATGTTGCCCAAGGTGTTGCTTGTAATCTTGTTGTTAGCTCTCAGCCAATTAGGATCAAGCCAGTTTTTAGCCTCAGCAGCAGCTCTCTCGCCCTGCGAAGATACGTCTTGAACTCGTTTATCAATGTTGGATTGCAACGTTCCGTAGATTCCGCCTTCACCAAGAAATTTACTTTGAATATCTTTGGATCGTTCCGCTAAAGCTTTCTGAGTGTCTTGAATCTGTTGCGAGGAACTTTGTGAAATCTGATCGAATCGATCCTGCAAGTCCTGCGTGCGGTCCACTTGTGTCTTTACCGGAGCATAGGCGCTTGGGGTTTGATTGAGAAGAGCTTCATCAAGCCCGAGCATTCCTGCTTTTGCGCGAGAAGGATCGGTATACACATCTTTAATTAGTTCTTGACGACCGCCAGACGTTTCAAACTGATCCTTAACCTTGTTGGCTTTATCTAAAGAATCAAAGAGATCATCATAGTTGTTGATGTCTTGAAAAGAGCTTGGCCCTTGGTAGGTACCTGCAAAGTCTGATTGAAACTTAGAAACATTGTCCGGATTCTTGGTGAACTCTACTAGATCCATCGGGTTTACAAGTTTGTTGTATTGATCCTGCGCAATCTGAGGACCGGCTTGACCGATCTGCTGATTGAATTCGTTTTGAGCGCCCGAAAGACCGCTCTCTACAGTGTTAACTGTGTTCTCGACCCCACCTGCTACCTTTTGGCCAAGAGCTTCAGTCTTGGGCTGGTTGAGAGATAAGTATTTATTAATGTCGGTGAATTGTCCTGAGCTTGTGGGACTGGGGCTTGATCCTACCGATACGCCTGATGTTGGAGTCGTGCCCGTCGGTGAACCGGCGGCGCCGGAGAGATCAATTACCCCGTTGGTATCATCGTACAGTTCGTTCTTCTTGTCATCATAAACCCATGCCATCAGACCACCAAAATCCTCATGTTATAGATTGTGCTATCGGCAAGGCCGCCAATCCAATTGATTTGTAGTTGTCCGTTGTCTTCTACCCACGAAAGATAGATGCCTTGAATGTCTGCTGTAAGAGAGGTGTCTTGTGGGCCAAATTGAAGCATAATTACTCCTGAAACTCTGTTTTTAAAAGTATCAGGGATAGCAATGCTAATCACGTCCCATATGCCAGTAGTGTACGATGAGTTTGTACTAAATTGAAGGTTTTTTGTGAAACTTTGAAAATTATCTTCGAAAGTCAAATTTTTATTGAAAATGTTGTAAACTGTCTCGAAGAAGTTGTTTAGTGGATAGAGTAAGTTCCCAATCCATGACACGTCATCGGGAAATTGCTCACGATTGACGCGTTTAAAAATCGGCAGCTTCATACGATCAACTTCGTTTGCATGGGGTTAAGTAAATAGCTCATCCCCATAAAGGAAATGTTCGCAAATGGTTCCTCTAGCTCAAGCGAAGCAGTGACCCAGTTGGCGCGAGAAGGCTCCAAAGGCAAGTAGGTACGTATCGCTACGCGGCCAGCCGTAATATTCAGGCCACCATAGGGTGAGGCCCCGTAAATCCCACTGCCGAAATCTCCCGAGGCGTTGGTGGGTTGAGGTAAACTAAATTGCTCTTCAGAGGCGTTATTAGATGAAAATCCTGAAAGGATATCTTGAAAATTTGCCTCTTTAAAGAAGTAGGTGGCTTCTGGGAAATGCTTCACGATACTTGGATTGTCCGCGTCTAAAGGAACGTACGAGATGCGAACGACAAACGGCTTGTCCACGGTCGCAGCCGCAATAGTCCAGGAGAGTACGTAATTTAGGGTAAGGTCTAGGCCGTTGATCTCTTCCACAAGCGCCACTCTTGTGCCTTGTCGTATTGCATCGCCTACCAAAACGTTTGCTACGCTATTGACCGTAATAACGTTGCTGTTTACCGCGGAAATGTTAATGGCATAGCTTTCGTCTGCATAATCAAAATAGGTAAATGACTTTCGTTCGACGTAGACAAAATTATTTACAGGCTGCGACATGTAGAGCTTGTTGTCTCCATCGGCGATGATTCCTGCATACCTTGGCAAATCCCATATGGTCCAGGTGCCTGTGATCGCGTTCCACACGTAGGCCGTCTGAGCGTATGTATCGTCGGACGTGTCAATGGTCCAAAGCATGTATTTACGATCCGAGTCGTATCCGACGCCAAACGTGTTCGCCTGAAAGTTGCTGTACTGAGAAATGACAAGTAGGACGTTCTCAATGGGTTTGGAGATAAGCTGTACGCCTTGCTCGGACACGGCGACGACGCCATCATCCACAAAGCAAAAGATCTGGTTGTCAAAGACCGCTGGCGAGTTGTACGCGTAAAGCTTCTTGGAGCTATCAAAGAGGGAAATGACCGCGCTCGCAAAGTCGTTGCCTGTGAATCGAAAGATTCCATCATCCTTAAAGATAAAGACCGAGTCTCGAAGCGCTATGATTCGACGGATAGGCTTGTTTGCTGATCCTGCATAAACGAATGCATAAATCGGCACAGCGTCGGGCTGGTCATTCTTAGAAATGAAGATTCCATTTTGCTTTTCATCGTTGGTAGAGGCCATAGTCGTGCCGCTCGTGGGCAACGTAGGGTTGAAGGAAGTTCCGTTGGTTGACGTTGCATAATATGTAGCTCCGCCCACCGCTCTTTCTTCTAGGGTGATCTTACCAGGAAGCTCATTGTATCCCGAGGTGTAATAGGCATAGATCGAGGTGTTGGTGGCGTTTCGGTTAATCACTTTGACGAGACTCAGCGCGGTATCTTCAATGTCTTCCGCCGGTGTTCCTGCAGACGCGGCTAAAAACTCCCGATCCGCTACACTTTCGGCAGCGCTAGCGTAGTATTCCGTTCCTGCCAGAGTAACCACGTCCTCAAACTCAATGGTTACACCTGCCGCCGTGGCTGTAGCGGCTACGGTCAAAGTCACTGCGGTAGGGCTGTCTATGGTCAAAACCCTTGAGGTTGCGGGAATTCCGGTTCCTCGAACTTTCATTCCGACTCGTACGTTTGTTGTGGTCCCGAGGCCATCCAAAGTCGTGTTGGTATGAGTATCTCCCGTTGTTGCTACATAGCCAAGGGCGGGAGCACTCGAGCCAAGCAAGGTTAGGAACATACGGTTTTTATTTCTGGTGTTGGCGTACAGAGTCAGACCGTTGAATAAAGCGATGTCTTTCGCGAAAGGAGGTGGAAGGTTTCCGTTCTCGATTCCTTGCTGCGTTGGCGAAGTGTAAAGCGTTGGTCCTAGTAAAGCGTCCGGAGTCGAATCGGTGACGGTAAGAAGATTAGCTGCAATTTCTCCGCTGGTCGGATTGCCCTCTAAACACAAGTACATCTCATCGTTAGGCGTTGTTCCTGCTGCTGTTTGAGAGGTACGGTACACCTGATAAAACCAAGCCGTAGTAATTCCATCAGGAATGGAAAAGTTAAGAGATACATCCCGAGAGCCGCCCGTTGTGTTTTCAAGGGTGAATCGTTGAGAAGGTGAACCAAGAATCAAATTGTTGTTAGCGTCTTTGTATCCCCAAAGCATGCGGTAGCCTACGCCAAAATTGTTCGCCAGAAATCCCGATCCGCCCGTTAAAGAGCCACCTAAATCTAGCCCCGGAGGTGCGCCCGCGTCGGTCGGGGTTCCGGTAACACTATCGAGTTTCTTAATGCCCGTGGACGTCGTGAAGTAGAAGTTCTGATTGGCTTCAACGGATCGAATCTTAAAATCGGTATCAGGATCTGCGAAAGAACCTGTGTAATTTGTAAAAACACCTGCGCCAGCGTCATAGGCTAAGGTGGTGCCAAAATGCACTAGTAGCGTATTGTTGTAATTGTACATCATATCTACAGTTGATGCGAAAGCCGCAGAGCTGTAGAACGTTTGACCTCGCCTTGTGTCAAATACTGAATCTTTATCAATCACGCCGTTGGACGCTTCTAGTAAGGCTCCAAGAGGAACGCTGCTATAATCGTTTGGCGAGAGATACAAGCCCTTTACTTTTAATTCTAGCTTCTCCATCCGAACCCACACCACGAAGCTATACCGTTCCCTGCAGGAATGGCCTTTTTGACACTGCCATCGACTCGGGGCGTAATTACGTCCATCACATAGCTAACCAGCATCTTGTATTCCACCGCCAGCTTTTGATAGCCCTCGGTGTCTCCAAGGCTTTTTAGAATCTCTAAAGAAGCGGCTTGAACGAGTAACTGATGCACTTCGACAGGAACCTGAGCAATTGGACTGTATCCGTCAAGAGCAATCCAATTCGTTACGGCAATGTCCGTCACATCATCAAGCGTGACATCGTTGCCAGAGATCAAAGTAATTTCACGTTCTCTTGCGACCGTATTAAAGCCAGGCTCGGCGTCAATCGCGTTGATGGTATCTCCCACAACCCATGAAAGAGGAACATCGGAAAGAGTTAGGATGTTTCCGGCAATACTCTCAACTTGGCCGCAATATACCGAAGAAGTTAGTACGTTGACGCGTCTCAGATAGTACATTCTCAGCGTATCGGAGGGCGTCGTTTGATTTGGCGGCCACAAAATGATGTTGTTGTTCTGAACGTAGAAGCCAAAAGGAACATACTGACCGTAGTAGTAGCCTGAAATCTGCTCTAAACTTAACCGAGGCAAATTCGTGAGGTTTAGCGCTCCCGACTGATTTAGTAAACCTACCGAGCGAACCTTCATCCCCACGGCATTAGTCGGGATAGCGTAGCCTGTAGTGTTTCCTTGAACAATCGTATAGTCTTCATAGTCGACAAAGTATTCTTCCCGTGTCGTCATCATCATCGGGATGATTTTGCTTTGAAGAACCCTCGTCATGATTTTGATGATTCCATCCGTAGTGAAACGAGGCTGAGCCGCTGGCACAGAAGCCGTCGTTTTGATATCTGTGACCAGCTGATCTACGGTGTAATCAATCATGGACTAGTATCCTTTCATTTTCTTTTTCCAGCGGGGAAGCTGCGCCATAAGCTCTGGATCTTCCTCCGTTACTTCTTCGCCTTCCATATTCATTTCGATTTCAATCTCACCCTTTGCCGGAGCACCTGCGAGAAGTGCTTCATCTTCTGGATGTCCTTCTTCTTTTTGAATCTCAACGACTTGTTCAGGTGTTTCGGGTGACTCCGTAGGCATCAGCTTTTTCGCTGTAAGCCCGCCCATGTCATCAATGACACTTTGAAGGATGTTAACGACTAGTTCTCTTGTTTTTTCATCTGCGATTTCCATCATACTTTCTCCTTAATCTGAGGATAACATATTCACTACGTGATACCTCAGCCTGTAAAAAATCTTATTTCCTGCGCTACCTGCTGTAAAATCTGCTCCTGACACAGTAAGTACAATAGACTTCCCGCCTTGAGTTTGAAGATCAAAACCCGTGGAGGTTCCTGTCGTTGCGTCTAGGTCGTACGCGCTCGGTTTTATTAATGACTGTACATTAGAAACGCCTGTTAAAAAGGTTGAATCAAGTAAGGCCAAGCTCGAACCGCCACCGTATTTCAGAATCAAGTCAGAGCCAGCGGTGTACGCTGCTACTGAATATGCATGCAAGATTTGGAGTTCATCAACGACGTACGCAAGCGCACTATCAATCGTCGGAAGCAATGCAAAAGGGTTACCAGCTAAGTCAAGAATCTGCGCTTGAGTAATCTGGCCCGTTGTTTCCTGCGCAATCGTCGTTATGTTGTGCTGAAAATACCCGCACGCTTCTAGAATGGTTGACGAGCTTGTTACTGCTCCCGCTTCAATCGTAATGCCTGTCAAAGCTTGCCCTGTTACCGCTCCATTTCCAAGAGTCACAGTGCCATCTGTTCCTAGCGTAATATCACCAGATATCGCAGTAGAAACAGGCTCCTCTGATACATCGCCAATATAGATTTCACCTTCATACAAGGGAGGGACGCTTCCTCCGCCGCCGCCTAAAGGAACACCGTCAACACTAGCAACACCGTTGGACATATACAGACTCGCCTCGGTATTACCGTTGCTGTCGATAAAGTCGAATCGATCCCCTTTAATCGTTATCGGCATAGGTTTTTAGCCACCGTTTGGCCCTCCGCTATTATTGGTTAAATTGAAACTGATTCGAAACTCGAAGAAAGTTCCATCGATTCCAAAATTAGAAACGGCTAAAGCATAAGATCCAAAACAAAGTATTGGCAAAGTTATTGCCTTTGCGTTTAATCCTGAAATGTCTTGCGTACCTACACTTGTACCGTCGACAAAAAGTTCTCCGTTCCCTGATCGATCGCATACCCATCGGTACTTATGCAGGGCCCCATCATTGAAAGAGACCGGAAGCGTGTAGTTTATAGAGACATTGGTGCCGTCATCAGCTTTCAGTGAAAAGTTTAAATTTCGAGTCACGCAATTAAGTAAGGCATAAATTCCTTTGGTCGCATCGTCATGATGAAAGAATAAATAGTTTGAGGTGTTCGTTGAGTCCGAGGTTTTAAACCACCATTCGAACGTGAAATCAGAAGTACCTATAGATATATCTGTAGATGGATTCTTCTTGTGTCGAACTTGCCCTGCATGAGCGTAGGTAATTCCGGGAGAAACGCCTGCAAAATCCCCTGTCGCCGTGACATTAAACGTTGGTGATCCGTCGACCGTCAAAGTTATACTTGAGACTTCATCGACTATAGAGCCGCTTCCTTCATCAAAAAGCCATTGAGCTTCCACATCTGGCTCAACAGCGCCATAAGCGGGATATCCATAGTGATACCCTGTATCACCCACTGCGCTAGCAATAGCTCCAATCACGCTTAGGTTCATGCTGATAGTGCTCCGCAAACGATCCAAGTATTTGTTCCCGTTTTAATGAGTGTCGCCACACCATACTGAGCTGATATTTTTAAACCTGGTTGCGCTTGAAGCGTTACGCCGCCCGTTGCCACAATGGTTGTTTGGCCAGCACCCAGTTGCTGCACGACAATCTGTGTACCTGTAGGAAATGCGACGGTAGCATTTAAAGGGACTGTCAAATCGTTAGCACCAGCCACACTCATGGTGATTACTTTACCGTCGTCGGCAAGGACTAGCGTATAGCTTGCGGTTTGCGCATTGATTGCCACATGCTTAAGCGCCATTGTGCCCGTTGCGTCAGGACATGTAATAGTTGTGTCTGATCCGCTCGCAGGTGCTACAATCTTAGAGAAGCCAGCGCCGCCCGAGTTTCCAATCCAAATACCGCCCGTTGTCGTTGCTGAAAGACCGCTCTGAATAATTCCGTTTACGTTAAGCTTTCCGTTTTGATTGGAGGACATCCCGATGTTAACTTCATTTTGAGGTCCGTTAATGTAAAAAAGGTTCGCGTCGGTATCCCCTTCAAAGCGCGCTGTGACTGCACTTCCTTGGTCATTGAAAACTAAGTTACCGCTTGTATCAATATCCAGAACGTCGCCTGATGCTGCGCCAATCGTGGGCGAGAGCATGAAGTAAGAGTTTGAACCCGGAGCGGCTACTTCCAGTCTTGCGTTTGGAACATCGCCTGAAACTGCGCCAATACCCACCATTCCGCCGTCTTCGACTCGGTGAATATTTAAAATCTGTTCGAACGAGTTATCCGCTGCATTTCTTCCGTTGATTTGAAATCGATCATTCTCCACGGATAGCTCAAATTTGCCCGCCGGAGAAACCTGCCCCGTTTCAATCAGCTCCAGGTTTGGATTCGGTGCGTCAACTCGTATACTCGCTGCGCCACCGGCCGCAGAGGCACAATTGATGCGGAGTAGCGGGCGATCCCATGCGGCATCCGTAGTTTCGATCAGAACTAGATTCTGTCCTGCGCCAGCGCCTAAGGAGGAACTAACTTCAAGCCCTTGCTCGGTAGAAATATCAATGGTTAGCTTGCCGTTGTCATCGATGGTGACTTGAGACGCTCCTTGAACCGTTGAGCCGCCCGTACCATTTGTTCGAACCAAAGCGTTATCGGTTGCGCCAACATTTCCGCTGATGTCACCTCCTCCGCCTCCTGTCGAAATGGGAGTGCCGTCTATCGTAATCACGCCATTAGAAAGGTAGATCTCTTTGGCGATATCCCCTTCGTTGTCTAAGATTTCTATTTTCGAAGTCTTAACTGTGTTTAGTGCCATATCTTTTCCCTTCTATTGCATTCCAAAAATAACAAATTGAACTTTGTCACCCGTGCCCCAATTTTGAACTAGTCCTGCAAAATCCCATTGCTTCAAAATAACGGTCGACGTACCCGACATCTCGTCGGCTACAAAAATCGCGGTGCCGGTAGATATGTTGCCAACAATAGCCGCTTCTGTATTTGCTAGCGCTGTGTGAAGCGTAACGGTTAACGATAAACCGCTATAACTTGCGGATGCTATATTAAAACCTTGGTTAATCGTAACCGCTCCTGCAGCTCCACATGTTAAAAAAGCCCACCCCTTACACATAGAGTTTGGATAAATTGTATCAGCCGTAGGAACTGACGCCGTTGCTAAATTGGAACCAGTCAATTCTATTTTATTTCCTGAGCTAGATATGTTGTTACTGTCATCTACAATAACAGAAGAACCTTGAAGAGTTTTTCCACCCGTTCCGTCGTATCTGGGTATTGCATTATCTGTAGACGACGCTGCTCCCGTAGCTTTATCTGTAAAAGCCACTCCTCCAATAGTTGCCGTTGAGGCAGTTAAGCTTGCTACACCTGTTACGTTATTTGAATCATCAATAATAACGCCACTGTTTTGTATAATTTTCCCAGTGGTAGAGTCAAATCTTGCTAGTGCGTTATCTGTTGAAGATGCAGCACCTGTGGTTTTGTCTGTAAAAGCTACTCCGCCAATGGTTGCCGTTGCTGCTGTAAGAGATGCAACTCCTGTTATATTGTTAGAGTCATCCACAATAACGCCACTGTTTTGAATGATTTTACCCGTAGTCGAATCAAATCTTGCTATCGCGTTATCCGTCGAAGATCCAGGGCCAGCCACGTCGCCAGTTCCCACAGCCAATTGAACCCCGTTGAAAAGAAGCGCATTTGATCCGTTAACCGTTAAAAGCAAATCTCCATCGTTGGCATTGTTGCGCCACCCCATGCCTTCAGAGACAGCTAAACGAAGAACCCCCGCGCTCGAAGGATTAGCCGTCGGCCCTTTATAGTACTGAGACTTAAGACCATAGGTTGCCCCGAAATAAGTTTCGGCGGTAAGAGTGAACGTACCGCCTGACTTTTGTAGAACCGAATTGACGAGAGCTACGATAATATCGGCTTGAATATCGCCCCAAGGTGGTGGAGTTCCTTGGTTTGGTTGAGCGTATGTAACACCGTTTATCGTGACGTTTACACTCATGCTAGCTCATATCTACTGCTAAAGTTGTTCCCGCCGTACCACCAGCAAACGCTACTAAAGTAACGTTTGAAAGTGTTTCAGATATTTGCAACCCATTACCAGCTACTCCAGGCACTACGGCAGTGATTGTTGTCACTCCAAGTGCTGAGGTTGCTGTTACAATGCCCGTCAAATTTGCAGAAGCGTTAATGGCTGCCGCAATGTTAGCCGCCTGTGTTGCCGGTGTTGCCGAAAGCGTAAACTCGTTGGCCGCCGGAGCACCTGCTACCGCTGTCAACACTACGTTTCCTATTGTCACCGTTTGCGCTGCCGTAGCTGCACCTGTTGATGTCAAAGTAGCAGACGCTTGAACGCCGCCTACTGCGATATCAATTTCAGCTCGGAAAACACCGCCGTTGATACCTGCTAGATAATTTTCATACGATTGAACCGCTGAAGTAGCGCCATTGTTTAAGTCAACAATGCTCAATACTTGGGCGGCTGTTTCTGTTGTTTCGATGGTTAAAACTTGGAAAGCCATATTTATTCTCCTTCAAAAAAGGGGAATGTTTCACGTGGAAACACCCCCCTCTTTGGTTAATAATTAAGAAGTTGGCAAGAAGCCAGAAATGTATGCGCAACGTGCAGGCGTCATGATGATTAGCGCTTGCAAGCTGTACAAGTAGAAGAAGTACGCGCTTGTACCTGGAATTGGGTACAAGAAGTTCTCTTCCGATGTATTCCCGAGAAGCGAGAACGACATATCAAGTGCTCCGATTCGAAGTACTCGTTTCATTGGCAACACGAAAGCATCGCCTTGTTTTACGAATAAGTGAGGGACCACTTTTACCATAGCTCCTTGAGGGCCGTAGAAGGTTAGCGAATCGCTTGCGCCCATTTTGCCCGTCTTGTTATCTTCAGCATTTGTGAAGCGTCGAAGAGCGGTGATCTGGTTCGATACGTCGATGTAGACCATGGGGTTTACAAGAACTACGACATCTTCATCAAGACCGCGCACTGTGCATTTCGCTACTGCTTGCTGAATTCGACCGTAGTTCAGAGAACCAGTGATCGGAAGCAAGTTTGCTCTCCATAGGGAGTAGGTTGCAGCATCGATGTTGAACAATGTGCCAGTGTTCGACAAGATCGCTTGGATACCAGAAGCCTCTACACCAAACGCACCTTGGAAGTACGGACGAACCGTTGCTACCGCAGTTACGCGAGCTTCTAGCGCTGAGATACCTGTTGCCGTACCAGTAATGGTCAGTGTTCGGGTATCAGGATCAACACTTGCCAAAGTGAAGACTGCATCCGCGCCGGAAGAAACAAGAGTCGAAGCTCCTTCGTAGAAGTTAAACTTTGAGTTCTCAAGACCTGACCAGATACCAGCACTCCATTGGCCTTCGTCTACGATGATGGTTGTTTCAGTGGCTGAAACGTTCACATCAGAGTTCTGTGTGATTGTTCCAAGTCCTGTTGTAGAACCGCCGTAGATAAACATCAGCTCAAGACGTTTGCGCATCGATTCAACAGAGTCATCGATAACCAGCTTGGTAGCTGATTTGAATGAGTTCTGCTTGGATTTCGCAACGGATTCAAAACTGATTTGGTTCTGAAGGCAGAGCTGAATACCCTGAATCTGAGCATCTCGGGTGTTCATCGAAATAGAATCATTGAGCGTTAACGCGCCGCTTGAAACTGCTCCGTATGTGAAACCCTGAGAGCTGGTTAGAATTACAGGGAGATGAAACAGGTTACCTGTTCTTTTCTCTCTGCTGATAAATGGAACTTCTTGTTGAACAAAAGCACATTGCGGAATGAGGTTTTCGATCTCACTCGCATACGCTTCTTTAAAATCACCTTGTAAATTGGTTGAATTGGTTGCAGCCATTTTGCTGTCCTCCGTAAAAAGTTAATAAAATCACCTTAAACGAATAACTTTTCTGCAAAGGATGGCTTATTCAACGTCCATTGGGCAGCTGATTACTGGAAGGTAGCGAGCGTACGTCCTAGAAGGGTAGCACACTTACATCGACAAGCACCGTGCCGTGAAAGTATTCTATTACCCTTATTGTGACGGTACTTTCGGATTTGAGTCAATCGTTTTTTTATTTTCTGTAAAAACAGCTACCAAACCATCTTTTAAATATGGATCAAAGGTTATTTTTGCCTTTACGTTATGCAAGTGAAGGACAATGTAATTCTCTTTAGTTTTGGTTATCCCGTTGTAAACAACGCGAAGCGCTCCTAACTCTTCACTCAAACCATAAAAGAACTTTGGTGTTACAATAGCTTCAATGTTGGTTGTAAGCCTATGTTCTACCCACGGTGATAAAAGGTTATTTATTTTTTGAAGGTTATATTCCTCTGTTTCAGCAAGTCGAAACATTCCTTTGTAAGACCATTTTTCACGCCAAAGCCTATCTTCTCCAAATAACCGATCAATCATTTAATAGTCTTCAGGGAAAACGTACCGGCTGCCAAATTCTTCTTCGTTTTTCTCGTCAATCGTCTTGTATTTCTTCTTTAACCCTGGCCGAATGGGTTGAACTGCCTGTGGTTTTGGCGCTGATTTTGGACCGCTCGCTAGTTCCACGTGAAACTTCATTAGATCTTTAACCCTGTCAGGGCCTATCATCTCATACATTTGCTTAGGGCTCGCCTTTGAAAAAAAGGAAGTAAAATCCTGTCGGAAATCCTCATTTACTTTTTCAACAATCGATTCCTGCGTGAAGGGGATTTCGTTTCTAATGCAATGTTGCATGTACTGCGCAATTCTCCCAACAACACGTGGATCATGAGGCAAGTTTGAATCAGGACTGTTTAGGATCTTCCCAATCGTTTGAGCAATCGCGTTCTTGCGCTCGGTGGTAACCTTTTGCATGTACTGCTCTCGCTCGGCTTTCTCCTTCTCCTCTTGCTCAGCCTTTATTTTTGCTTCACGCTCTTGCTCACGCGCTTCTAGC